CAAGCGCCGTGCGCGCCGCGCGCCGACGCATCGCCGCAATCGGTGCAAAGTAGCCGATCAGCCGGTCAAGCGCGTTCATGCGCTTCCGCCCGACAGATTCGCCACGGCGAAATTCAGGCTACCCCCGCCGGCGGCACGGGCCTGCTCGCGTGACACCTGCGCCTGCAGTACGTCGATCGCCTTGCGCACTTCGGCCAGTTCTGCCATCCGGTGCGTGCGGTCGCCGCTACGTGCCTCCTGCGCCTGCAGGATGGCGATCTCTGCGGCAAGATAAGCGGCAAGGCGGGTTTCGGCGACAGAGGGCATGGGCGCGGCGCACGGCAAGAGGCTGATGCGACGAAAGTACGCGCGCGCGTGTCGCAGCGTTACCCGGCGATGCGACAGTTATTCGTCTTCGTTACGCCGCAAGATGCGGTAAATCGTCGATCTGCTCTTGCCATACCGGCGCGCCAGCACTTGAACGTTCCGGCCGTTGTACTCAGCGCGCACGCGAACAGCCACATCGTCACGCGTCAGGTAGTCGAGCGTGTGCAGGTGGTAGGTTGCGCCCCCGTGCCCGAGCCTTGCCGCGCCGAGAATGAGCGCATCTGCAAGCGCCTCTGCAGCGCCTTTTGGCAGCCGCAGCTCGCGCGTGAGCACGTCGGTGAATACGTCGGCCAGCGTGGTGGCCTGCTGCGCGGGGTCAGTCATAAGCGGCTGCTCCAGTCGGATTTTGCGAGAAACGACGATGCTGGTCGGGCAGGTTGGGCTGCGGGCTTGACGGCGGCGAAGGGGTCGGGGGTTGGCTTCGGCGGATCTGGTTGGCGGTCCTCTGCTGCCGGGCGCTCGAGCTTCTTGCCCGACAGCCGGCACGCGGCCAGCGCGTAGTTGAGGCAGTCCAGGGCTTCGTTTCGCGGGCGGGTCTGCACCCATTCCTGCACCGGGCGCGTCCCGCGGAACTTCGTCACCAGCTTTTCTGCGGCAAGCTGGGCGAAATACTCGTCATCGAACGCCGGCTGGCGCGGGAAGTGGATGTAGCCGGGCCCGGGATGCGGCAGCTTCAGTCGGGCGTACAGCAGCGCCTTGCCCTGATCGACGCCGAGCGGTTCCACCTGTACCCCACGCTTGCGCTGGCGACGCAGCCGCTGGCGGCGGATCTTCTCGTCTTCGACCAGCGGACGGCCGGTGCCTGGCAGGCCCTTGATGGCGCGGCACCACGCGCGCGTCTTGACGAACTCATACACCATCGAGGTGTTGTAGCCGGAGTCGATGCACGCGAACTGCACGCCGGCATCGGTAAGGACGTCGCCAAGCTCGGCCCACACGTCCGGCTGAGCCGTGTCGCCCGGCAGGATGATGTGGTCGAGCAGCCACCCCTCTTCGCCTTCGCCCCAGGCGACGACGCTGGCCTCGAGGCGGTCCTTTTGCACGTCCACGCCTGCAGTGATGAGCGCGCACAGCGGGCGGCCGTCCTCGGTGAGTGTTTGGCGCGTGTAGTCCTCGAGGCGGCTGATCAGGCTGATTTCTTCGATGCTGTCGCCCTGCTCGCGCCACACTTCGCCGAGGTAGGTATTCACGAAGCCCTTCAACTCGGCCGTGTCCCCCTGGCTGTTGATCCACTTCTGCGCGATCGCCTTCCAGTCGAGCCCCAGGCCGGTGGGCGCGTACAGCGCGTTGAGGTGGTAGCCGTGCGCCAGCTTCACGCCGGGGCGCTGCGCCACCCATCGGCCGCGGGCGAGCATGTCGGCCTTGTGGCCTTCGCTGATCTCTGCGCCGCAGTGCTTGCACACGTACCAGGCGTCCAGCACCTGCGGCAGATGATGCGGGTCGTCGTCGGGCGGGGGCGCGGTGCGCCACTTCAGCCCGTGATGGCCCGCCTTGCCGCCGAACTCCAGATGCTGGAATTCCTCGCAGTGCGGGCACGGCACGTAATACCGGCGCATGTCGGTGCGCCGGTACTCAATGTCGATGCGGCTCTGTCCTTCCAGCGTCGGCGTGCTCACCAAGTAGGTTTTCGCGCGGCTGAAGGTGCGCTGGCGGTTCTCGATCAGCGTCATCGGATCGCCTTCGCCGCCGACGTCCCACGGAAAGGCGTCGACCTCGTCGCAGATCACATACGGCAAGTGGTCCGACCGCAGGCTGTCCGGGCTGTTGGCGCCGGCCTTGATGATGCGGGCGCGGGCGCCGTATTCGAGCAGGTCGCCACGGTTGGCCTTGTTGCGGCTGGCAGTCGTGACGAGGCTGGCGAGCGCTTCCGACTCGTCGATCATCTTTGCCAGGCGCGGGTTGAACGAGCGGTCGCGCAGCTCGAGCGTCGGCACCACCACCAGCAGATCCTTGTTCTGCAGGTGGTGCATCACGTAGCCCAGCCAGTTGTACATGGCCTCCGTCCCGCCAACGCCGGACGACTTGATGAACACCACCTTGCGCACGGGCGAATGCTCAGAGAGGTCGTCCATGATGTCGCGCAGGTAGGGCGTCAGCGCCGTGCGCCAGGGGCCGGGCGCGTTGGTACCGGTGCGGATCACGCGGTAGCGGTCGGCATGCTGGCTGACGGTCAGCAGGTCGCGCGGCTTGGCGCCGCGGGCGATGCGCTCGCCGAGCATGGGCAGGCGGGTGGTGGCGGCCTGGACGGATTCGCCGAGCTCGCGCAGCACGTCGTGCGCCACGTCCGACATGAGGTAATGCACGCGCGTCTCGTCGTGCTCCCCGTCGATCGCCGCCAGGAACCGGCCGACCAGCGCGTCGAGCGTCTGCAGCAGCACCGCGCGGGCGGCCACCGCATCGGCGCGTACGTCCTCGAGCGCGCAGGTATCGGCCAGCAGCTTGTCGAAATCGGCCTTTGCTTGTGCGGCGCGCAGTCGCTCGCGCTCGGCTTGCAGGTCGGCGAGAGAGGCCATGGGCGGTTATCCGATGCGGTTGAACAGGCGGCGCAGCGCGTAGCTGCGGGCGAGCGAGACCACGGTGAAGATGGCGCCGATGGACAGGTGCTGACCGGCGGATGCGTGTAGGCCGAACAGCGGGAACACGGCAGCCTGGGTCGCCACGGCAACGCCATAGCCAACGGCGACGTTGGCGACCGCCTCGAGCGCGGAATGGGCGCGGGACTGGCTCATGCCTGCTGCGCCTCGGGGAACGGCTCGCCGGTTTCGGCGTGCGTGGCGCGCTTGCCGGTGAAGTCTTGCCAGCGGCGGACGATCACATCGACGTACCGCGGCTGCATCTCCATCGTATAGCAGATCCGGCCGGTTTTCTCGGCGCCAATCAAGGTGGCGCCGCTGCCGCCGAACGGCTCTACGCACAGGCCGCCGGGCGGTAGGCTTGACTTCATCACCCGCGTCATCATCTCGACAGGCTTCGGGGTGGCGTGTCCGTGGCGTTCATCGCCGGTCACGCGCGAGAACTCCCACACATCGCGCATCACGTCATGGGCGTTGTTGAAGTAGGCGCGCACGCCGTCGAGCTTGCCGTTGATGACCTCGCGGCCGGCGCCCTTGACGCGGTCCCACTCGGCCTTCAGCTCGGCCCACGGCCGCGCGAAGCGTCCGGGGTACTCGGCCGCCAGCGTGCGGTAGTGCTTCTCGGGCATCAGGGTGAACTGCGACCGGGTGAACCAGTGCGAGTACATCCCGCAGCCGCAGACGCGCTTGATGTCGGCCGGCTTGATCCCGGCCGCGACCGCCTCGCCCTCGAAGTAGGCGCGCACCGGCTCCCAGGTCTCGGGGAATTCCTCGGCGTTGATGCTGCCGAGGAACTGGTCGCCGATCTGGAAGAACAGGCACCGCTCGGTCGCCATCGGGAACTGGGTCAGATCCGGCGAGGCCATGCCGGCGATCGTTTTCTTGTCCCAGACGATCTCGTTGCGCAGCTCGAGCTTCTCCGAGGTGCCCAGGCCGCCGGCCCACCACAGGCGCCACAGGTCCGGGGCGTTGCCCCAGATATAGGCGCTCGCGTTGTCGGCGACGAAGGTGCGGTAGGTCGCCCACCATTCCATCTGGAAGGCGTCGAGCTTGTCCGCGTAGAGGTTGTCGTTCACCACGCCGTCGGCTTCCTTGCCCATGCCGTAGGGCGGGTCCGCGTGCAACAGGTGCGCGGTTGCGCCGTTCATCAGCCTTTCGACGTCACTGATGTTGGTACTATCCCCGCACATCACCCGATGCCGCCCCAGCAACCACACATCACCCGGCCGACTGATCGGGTCGGGCCGCACCTCGGGCACGGCGTCCGCATCGCCCTGCCCTTCGCCTTCGCCCAGCTCAATGTCTAGCAGCTTGCTGATCTCGTCGTCGTCAAAGCCGGTGAGGTGCAGGTCGAAGTCCATCTCGGCCAGCTCGCGCAGCTCGAGCGCCAGCAGCGCATCGTCCCACCCCGCATTCAGCGCGAGCTTGTTGTCGGCGATCACATAGGCGCGCTTCTGCGCGTCGGTGAGGCGCGCCAGGCGGATGCACGGCACCTCGGACAGCCCAAGCTGGCGCGCAGCCATCACGCGGCCGTGGCCGGCGATGATGCCGCCATTGCCGTCGATCAACACCGGGTTGGTAAATCCGAACTCGCGGATGCTGGCGGCGACTTGGGCGATCTGGTCGGGGCTGTGCGTGCGGCTGTTGCGGGCGTAGGGAACGAGGGCGTCGAGGGGGAGGTGTTCGATTTGCGGTTTCATCTGGCGGTCCTGAGTGCTGCGGATAGGGCGAGGCTGAACTGGCGGTCGAACTCGCGCGCCACTTCGTCGATGTTGATCTTGACGTTGATCGAGGTCACGGCTGCAGCCTTTGCGCCGCGGCTACCGCCTTGCGGTACTCGCGCGCCTGATGACACCCGGCGCACCGCCACCCACCCACCGCCTTCTTGCGGCCTCCCAGCCGGCGAGACCGCCGACACTCGACGCAGATGAAGCTCGGCATCGTCGCGCCAGCCATCTGCGCCTGGCGTGCGGTCGTCTCGCGGTACGCCGTCTCGTTGGCCACTTCAAACGTGCTCATTGCTTCCCGTCCTGCGCACGCTTCCACCACAGATCCGCGAGGCGCTTCTCAGCATCGAACGACAGCACCGGGGTGACGCCAACCTCGGCACGCGGGGCATCGGCCGGACGCAGGCGGGCGCCGCGCAGGCCGTCGATCATTCCGCGCTGGTGGAGGGCCGCTGCAAACGCGCGCAGTTCGGGCTCGTCGCGCAGCGCGGCGTTGAACTCGCCGACGTTGCCTTCGTGGCAAAAAAGCTCGGTCATGCTTCACCTCGTTGCTGGATGCTGCGTAGGCGGCGCAGCGCGCGGGGGAATTCGGTGCGCAGGGCGCGGCGCACCGCGCGCAACTCGGCGGCCAGCAGGTGGCGGCGGCGATCGTCGTCAGTCATTACCGCCAGCCTGGGGGCCGTCTGATCGATGACGCGCTCGACTGCGCTGCGCACGATGGCCCCCAGCGCAGCGGCTTCGCGGGCGACGTCCTTTCGCGTAAAGCGCAAGCCGCGTGCCATGGCCATGCCGAGCTTGATCTGCTGATTCTCGAACTGCAGCGTAATGGCCTTGTAGCGGGCGCGGCCGGCGCCGTCGGCATCTGCCATTGCCGGCGCGTCGTTTTCGGCTGTACGGGGCGCCTGTGCGGCCATATGGCCCGCGCCGACGGCGCCGGCAGCTTGCGATACAGGCGCGCCCCTTTCCGCGGCGTGGCGGGCCGCTACGTCGGTGCGACCGCCTTCCGTGGCCTTGAGCCGGGCGAGGCTGGCTTCGACATCCACCATTTTTCCGACCATGACGAGCCGGCCGGCCTGGGCGGCACGGGTCACGGTGCTGCGGTTCCAGTTCAGCCGACGGGCAAAGGCAGCCTTGTTTTCCAGCGGCATCTCGGCTTGCTCCTTCTCACTTTTCTTTTCAGGCGTCAGGCGTAGGGGTGAAAACGCGCGCGAGGCGACCGCACGGGTGTACCGCACGCCACCGCACGGGGTAGCGCACGCCTGAAACCCGCGTAGCGCACGGGCCGCACGGGCGCACGGGGTGCATACGTGTGTACGTGAACTGTTTGTGTGAGCAATGCACCGTTGAGCGCGCGCACGTGTACGCGCGCCTGAAAGCCCGTGCGCCCCGTGCGGTACCAGCATTGGCGCGGGTTTCAGGCGTGCGGTAGGGCGTGCGGTAGCCCGTGCGGTGTGGCGTGCGGTCACGATTGGCCCCCTTGCGTTGCCGCGCGGAAAGCGAAGTAGCAGCGGGTGAGCCACTGCGTTTGGGTTTCGTCCGGCTTTTGAACGTAGCCGGCGGCCGGATCGCGCTGCGCGGCGGCAGCCAGGGCATCGGCCGCGGGGATGACGAAGCGCTGCCGCATGGGCTTGCCGGTGTAGTAGGTGTCGCCGTATCGGTCTTTGTGCCCCTTCATCCAGCCCGGCAGTTTCTCGATGTGGCCGGCGAACTGGTTGCTTTCGCGCGGGAACCGCACGCCCTCGCGGCGCGCCCACTGCAGATATGCGGTGTAGAGGTCAGAGCTGGCGCAAGGGCAGAACGGCAGCCCTTCGATGTCGCCAGCCTGCCAGTCCATCAGGAAACGATCGACCGACTCGCGGTTGGTGTCGATCAGTTGCGCTTTGGCCTTCGTCATGGGCGGCCGCGTCCACGGCTTGAAGTCGCCGAGGTCGAGGTGCAGCAGGTAGTGGTGCAGGGCCTCGATGCCGCCCGCGTCGATCTCGGCGGCCACTTCGTCGTAGAACGACTCGCTCAGCTTGGCCGGCGTCCAGATCACCAGGTGCCGGCGATCGTCGTTTTCGAGGACGATCGGCTGCTTCTCGTTCGAGAGAAACACCAGGTTGATGTGGTTCTTCTCGGTGTAGGCCGGGAGGTTCTTCGGGTTGATGCGGATCGTTTCGGAGGTGATCAGGTTCTTGAGGAAGTTCTTGATGTGGTGCATCTCGCCGCGGGCGACCACTTCATCGGCCACCCCGAACAGCTTCTGCCCCCAATCGCTATTGAACTTGTCTTCGAGCGCGGACTGCGTGAGCACGACGGCGTGCTTGCCGTAGATCTTCGCGTATGCCTCAAAAAACCGGCTTTTGCCCGTGCCTTGCGGGCCGTGCACCACAACTGCGCTCTGCATCTTGGCGCCCGTGTGCTGCAGCGGGTACGCCAGCCAGCAGAGCATCCAGCGGTAAATCTCGTCGCCGTTGCCTTCGTTGCCGCACAGGTACCGCAGCAGGTCGAGCAACAGCTCGCACTTGCCATCGCGCGGCTTCGTCGGCCAGCCCTTCCACTTGTTCAGCTTGATCGCCTTGTCGGCGCCCGTCGGGTCGAAGCCGATCTCGTCGATATAGACGGCGCGCGACTGCCAGATGGGGTGGTCCTTCACGTCGTCCCAGCGCACGCGCGCCGGCAGCATGCCGACGATCTTCGACTTCTTGACCATCTCCTGCGTCCAGAGGTCGAAGGCAAACTCGCCCGTGCTGTCGTCGATGTGAATGAAGCGCTCGACGATCTCGGTCAGCGACAACGTGGAGACGGCAATCGGGCGTTCTCCCGGCTTGCTCCCCTCCCCCCTTTGTGGGGCCGCCCCGCGCGCGGCTGCGGCACCCGAAGCCCATCCAGCCGAGGCGATGGCGGCGTCAAGCTGCGCACGAACGACGTGCAGGCCGCCTTCGGGCAGCGTATGCAGGTCGTTGAAGTCGGTCGGGCCTTTCTTCGCCTTTTCGGCGCTACGCTCTACCGGGAAAACAGGCACCACATAAGCGCCGTCTATGGCCAGCGCTGCAGCCTGGGCGGCCTGCACGCCAGTGTTCGGCTCGGTGAGATAGTCGTCGTCGGCGCACACCAGCACGCGCACGCCGCGATACCGCTTGCGAATGGCCGTGGCCACCGGCAAGAGCGACCCGGCATCAAACGCCACCACCACCGGCAGGCCGGTCGCCTCGTGCAGGCTGGCGCCGGTGGCGAAGCCCTCGCACAGCAGCAGGATTCCACCAGCGATCGGGCTGCCGATCTGGAACCAGTGCCCCTTCTTGATGAGGCCGGGCGGGGTAAAGTCCTTGTCCCTGCCCTTCTTGGCCTTGACCGCCGGGTCGCCATAGATGACCTGCAGCCCCCACACCTTGCCGTCCCCATCCTGCATTGGCACGACAAGGTTTCCCGAGCTCGACACGCGAGCGCCGTACAGCTTTCCGGCCGGCAGGCCCTTGCGCTCGAGGTAAGCACACGCGCCAGCGTCTGAGAGCTTGCCCCACCATGTTGAAGCCTGGGCGGCGGCTTCCTCGCCGCGCTTCATGCGCTCGGCTTCGGCACGCTTGGCCTCGAGCAGCATGCGCTCGCGGATCGCCGCCATCTGCTGCGCGTCGACCGACTTGCGCTCGTTCTTCGGAAACGGGATCTTCTCGAAGAAGTACTCGGCGCCCTTGGCGTAGCCGTAGGTGCCCAGGATCACCGTGTCGCCGTTGGCGAGCGGGGTCTCGAAAAGCCGGTAGGCGCCGCGCTTCTTGCTGCGGTCGCCGTCCATGTAGCAGCGCACCATCTTCGTGGTGCCGATCTGCAGCGGCCCTTCGATCGCCAGGCCGGCCGCCAGCAGCAGCGACAGCACCGCGTCGTAATTCTTGCAGAGGGCCATGTTGCCTATGCCCCCAGCCCGCAGCCTAGCGGGATTCGGCGCGTCTGCGTACC